TAGACGAACCCGGTCATTGCTCTCTTGTACGGCCCGAGCCACGATGGCTCAGCAGTGGGCCGCGACGGCGGGCGGCAAAGTTTCCGATGATCATGCGGATATCGCGCTCATCGATATCTTCGGGATCGAAGGATCCATCACTCCATTCGAGCATCTGGTCGTGATCCTCGTGCCGGGGATCGGTCACGGCTTCCAGAAACGCCTCGAATCCGCTGATGCCGCCGACATCGTCGGGCGGTGCGCGGCGGGCTCCGCCGACGAAGGCAGGGTAGTCAGTTTGGTCTTCACCCTGCCGGACGCCGTCCAAGATGATGTGATGCCGCCAGTTGTCGCCGAAATCGTAGACGTAAATAAAGCGATCAACCCCGCGCTCGACCAGCGTCTTGAGACGGATGCTCTTCGCTTGCAACACCTTGCGGTCCCAAGCGCTGTCGTCGGGATAAGGTTCGCCATAGAATTGGTCGCCGACGACAAATTCGAACATATGCGCGCCCTGCCAGCGCATCGTGACCTGAATGATGTCGTGCAGCGCTGTCAGGGTGGAAGACAGAGGCACGTCGACCGAGCGCCAGACCTGCGGGTCGGTCCCTTCAAGTTCGATGCGGATGCGGACGACTGGTTCGTTCATGACGGGTGCTGTTTTCCTGCGGCGGCACCTCAAACTTAACGGATAAAATCCCATGCCGACAACTGCAGAGCTGAAGACTCGCCGCGATGCCTTATCAGCGCAGCGCTCCAGCGGTGTGGCGCGGGTCAGCTATGACGGCAAGACCGTGGACTACCGCAGCCTTGCCGAGATCGACCGTGCCATCGAGGTCCTGGACCGCGAGATCGCGACGGCCGAAGGGCGCAAGATCATCCGGCAGGTGCGCGTGATCACCACCAAGGGACTGTAGCGCATGGGCTGGCTTGACGCCTTTCGCCGCCGGGGCACCGGCGGTCCTGTCGCTGTGCGCGCGCGGCTGGAAGGGGCGATGTCGCAGCGCCGGTTGCGGGGCTGGCAGCCGCCGCTGGAAAACATCAACTCGCTGATCGCCTCGGGCGGGCCGCGTCTCTTGGCGCGGTCGCGGGAGTTGGTGGTGACCAATGGTTATGCCGCCAATGCCTGTGAGGCCTTTGCCTCGAACCTCGTCGGCGACGGGATCAAGCCCTCGTCGCTGATCGAGGATCCGGCCCTGCGCGATCAGGTGCAGCGGCTGTGGCTGGCCTGGACTGACGAGGCGGATGCCGATGGGCTGACCGATTTCTACGGGTTGCAGGCGATGGTGGCGCGCGAGATGTTCGTCGCGGGTGAATGCTTCGTGCGGCTGCGCCCACGCCGGGCCGAGGACGGCTTGCTTGTGCCGATCCAGTTGCAACTGCTGCAATCGGAGATGCTGCCCTTCGAAAAGACCGAAGCCGCCGCCAATGGCAATCGCATCCGCTGCGGCATCGAGTTCGATGCCATCGGACGCCGCGTCGCCTATCACTTTCGCCGCCGTCATCCCGGCGACAGCACCGATCAGGGCATGGTCACGCCGGAAACAGTGCGCGTACCGGCCGAGGATGTCCTGCACATCTACCGGCCCATCGACGCGGGCCAGATCCGGGGCCTGCCGCATGTGGCGCCCGCCATGGTGCGGCTGTTTCTGCTCGACCAATACGACGACGCCGAACTCGACCGGAAGAAGACGGCGGCGATGTTCGCGGGCTTCATCACCAAGACCGCGCCCGAAGAACAGCTGATGGGCGAGATCGAGGCGACCGACGACAACGGCGCGACCGTCAGTCTGGAGCCCGGCACCTTGCAGGTTCTTCTGCCGGGTGAAGACGTCAAGTTCTCCAGCCCTGCCGATGTTGGTGGCGGCTACGAGGCGTTCCAGTACCGGACGCTTCTGTCGGTCTCGGCCTCGCTGGGGCTGCCCTATCACCTGGTGACCGGCGATGTGCGGCAGGCCAACTATTCCAGCCTGCGCGCCGAACTGGTCGAGTTCCGCCGCCGCGTCGAGCAGTTGCAGCACGGGGTCATTGCGCATCAGCTTTGCCGTCCGGTCTGGGCGCGCTGGCTGGAAACGGCAGTATTGTCGGGGGCGTTGGACCTGCCGGACTTCGCCGGGTCCCCCGCGCGCTATCGCCCGGTGAACTGGATCCCGCCGCGCTGGGACTGGGTCGATCCCTTGAAGGACATTCAGGCACAGGTGCTGGCGATGGAGGCGGGGATCATCTCGCGGCGCAAGGTGGTCGAGGCCACAGGCTACGACGTCGAGGAAATCGACCGCGAGAACGCCGCGGATGCGAAACGCGCCGGGGACATGGGTCTCACCTATCGCACCAGCCCCGGCGAGACGCAGGGAGCGCGGGCCACACCGACCCGCAAGCCGGAAACCGAGACAGAACAGGAGGCGTAAGCCGATGAACAGCTGGTACGCGATCCGCGCCCAAAGCACCGGCGCGGAGGTGGTGATCTATGACGAGATCGGGGCCTACGGTGTCTCGGCCAAGGGGTTTCTGGCGGAACTGGCAGCACTTCCCGATGCCACACCGCTGGCCTTGCGGCTGAACAGCCCGGGCGGGTCGGTCTTCGATGCAGTCGCGATCTACAACGCGATCAAGCGCCATTCCGGCACGGTGACGGTCTGGATTGACGGGATTGCCGCCTCCGCCGCCTCCTACATCGCGATGGCGGGCGACGAAGTGATCATGCCGGAAAACGCCTTCCTGATGATCCATGATCCTGCGGGGGTGGTGATGGGCACCGCCATCGACATGCGCGCGATGGCCGATGCGCTGGACAAGATCAAGGGCAGCCTGCTGCAAGGCTATGCCGCCAAATCGGGGCGGCCGCAGGAGGAAATCGCCCCCTTGATGGCGGCGGAAACCTGGCTTGATGCCAAGGATGCACTGGATCTCGGCTTTGCCGACCGCATCGCCGAGCCGGTTCGGATCGCCGCACGTTTCGACGTGGGACGCTTCCGTAATGCGCCGCTCGCGCTCGCCGAGGTTGTTGTCGATGCGGACGAGGCGAACCTGGGGCACACTGCGGCGGCGGACTCCGAGGACGAGGACGAAGAAACCGCGTCCGATGCAGCAACTGGCAATGAAACTCTTGGGGCTCCCGAGACTTTCGGCACCGACACAGTTCTGCCTGTCGATCCTGACCCGCCACCCGAAGCCGTTTGCACCGTGACCGCTGCCAACGATGCAGCCAATACCGCCAACATCCGCGTCGAAGCACTGACCCATGCCCGAGCCGTCGTCGATCTCTGCCGTCTCGCCGGGCAACCGCAGATGACAGTCCGGTTCCTTGAGCGCGACACCGGTCTCGACGACGTCCGCGCCGCCCTTCTGGCCACCCGCGCCGAGACGGAACCCGAAATCTCCGCGGCCCATCCGCAACCCGGCCGCCCCTCTGGCGCGCGCCCTTGGGGCGATGTCATCGCCCGCACCTTCCGTCTGAAAGGATAACCCCATGACCACCCTCACTGAAACCCGCCACGCGGGCGGCTTCCTTGTCTGGGAAGCGCTCCGCGATTATTGCCGCAGCACCGTCATCCTGGCCTCCGGCAACCTGCAACCCGGCACCATTCTGGGCAAGATCACCGCCTCCGGCAAATACGCCGCCCACGATCCCGCCGCTGCGAACGGCACCCAGACGGCAGCGGCCGTCTTGTGGGACAGTGTCGATGCCAGCGGCGGCGATACCAATGCCGTCGTGCTGATCCGCGGCCCCGCCATCGTCAACCAATACGAGATCAGCATCCCCGGCACGCCCACCGCGCCGCAGATCGCCGCCGCCCATGCCGCGCTGCTGACGCTCGGCATCCTCGTCCGCTAACACCAAAATCAGGAGGCACCCCATGGCCACCATGGACATTTTCGAAGGCGATGCCTTCTCGATCATCGAACTCACCCGCGCACTGGAAAACATCCCCTACAAGCCCGCCACCCTGTCGGGGTCGGGCCTGTTCGGCCCGCGCGGCGTCCGCTCTCGCACCGTCGTGATCGAGAGCCGCGACGGCACGCTGTCGCTGATCCCGTTCTCCGAACGCGGCTCGGCCTATGACCAGCAGACCCCCGAACGCCGCGATGTGCGGGCCTTCGTCTGCCGCCAGTTCAAGAAACAGGACGTGATCTGGGCTTCTGAAATCCAGCAGGTCCGGGATTTTGGCAGCGAGTCTGCCACCCAGCAGGTCCAGGCTGAAGTCGCCCGCAAGCTGGGCCGCCTGCGCAACGACGCCGAGACCACCTTCGAGTACCACCTCTTCAACGGCATCCAAGGGCTGGTGAAAGACCCCCGCGACGGGGCGACGGTGGTGAACTACTTCACCGAGTTCGGCATCACCCCCGCGACCGAGGTGGACTTCGACCTCGACAATGCGACTCCGGCGTCCGGCGCGCTGCGC